CCCCAGCCGTAGTTGCAGAACCAAGTGTTGTGTCGCTTCCAAGAGCGCCCTCCGAATCATCCGGGTTATAGGCGGCTCCCAGGCCACCAACGCCGCAGCTGTATACAATAGAGTCTATCCCGGAGATATCCAGAGCCCCTTCAAGGATTCTGGCCCCCGCGCCCGGTGCGCCACCTTCTCCGCCCGCGCCGCCATTTGCAAGTCCGCAGCCGCGTAACTGGTTCTCAAATGGTGGAGGATTGGTCCAGGATACGGACGGTGATGTACCGACATCCCCGCCTTTTTGCCCGCAATGTCCGCCCTGGCCTCCGCTTATTAAAACATAGCGGATATAATCAGTTCCTTCTGGGATAAGCCACATCCCATTTCCAGTCAAAACAATGCGTTCCGTCAGCAGTTTGCTGTCTTCGTTTTGCAACGGGAGAAAATCTACAAGCATCGATTCGGTTGCCTTGAGCGTATTGGAGACTGTAATATCGATGCTCTGGACGCAGCCAGGAACATGGCGGTTGTCATAGGGATGTAGTACAGACATGACATTTCCGGGCACCTCCCCAGAATATACAACATCAAATTTCAGTGTTTGAGCACATTTGTAGTAATTTCCCAAGCGTTCAGCAACTGCTAGAGAATTTGATATAGATACCAATGTCGCATCAGTAACGGATTTTACTGCTCCGGAATCATCGCTTCGCGCAGTAGTAGCTATGTTTCTGGAAATCTGCCGCGTGTTGTGTGTATAATTCTTTCCGAAAAGACTTCCCGTGCCAGATGATACAATTGCATAATTGGCACCGCTCTCCAAAATGGAAAAACCTGTCGCTCTCAGACTGTGCATTGGCTCCGAGAATGTGACTACATCACCGGATTGTGTTGTCCCATTAAAAAGCTCCGTTTCGTTTTCTCCTGGTATATATTGGTGTTCCGTTACGATAACTTGAGATACCTTTGACGCATACTCCGCACTTGCCCCTGTATACATTCGATCTGCGTCTACACTGCCGCTGAATCCATCCCATAAGCCCTCAATATGCAGAACGCCATCAAGGTCATTTTTTACTGTTGCCCCAATCGCAAACAGCACTTGCGCCAGATTGTCCCTGCAGGTTGCAATTGGGAGATACCCGTATAAGGAAAAGCTTCTTAGGTTTGTTTTTATGATATATGGGATGGTTCCGCAGATCGATGGGAGAACGTCTTCAACGGTCTGCCCAGTGTAGATTCCACCATAGTGCTGTCGATCATTCAGCAGAGCTATGGTGGAATCTGCCTTGATCGTGTAAGTCGTAGCGGACGCACGTTTAATAGACTGGACGTAAAAGATGCCAATCATATCCCCGCCATTGTAATACTTAAGCGGCGCATTGCGTTGGAAATCTAAAATGGTAGGATCGGAGCACTCCACTTCCGTTTCAAAATAGTTCGGTTCAAGCTCGGAATGGAGCAAGGATATCTTGTAGCTAATCTTTCCAGACCTGATTTCTGTACTTGAGAATGTCCACTTACTGTACTCAATCACGCTTTCTTTCACGCTTGCACCGTCCTATCGTTTCAATTGAGCATCTATGGGGACAAAATTTACCTCTATTTCTCCCCAGTAGTTCACGCCATTCTCCACTTTCTCCAAGTCCTGTGATGCGCTGGTGTAGTATGCTTGATAGCTGATGGTATGTTGACCATCTGCGGCCTCCAGGTGCACAGAATCATCAATGGAGTGCTGATACAGATAATCCCAAAATGCATCAAGCCCAACATAGTCATCTCCCCTCCTGAACACGGTAATTTTATGCCCAAGGTATGTACCGATAACATCACGGATCATTTTCCCGGACAATACTCGCCCAGCATTTGGTCCATCTAATACATTAAAATTTCGGTTATAAGAAGAGATTGCGACGTCGGCATCAAATGTGCGCCCATTCAGTTTGATATAACTCACATTTACCCCTCCGCCAAACGAACGCCAATCCGCTGCGTCTGCTGTTGATTTAGTCTGTACACTAAGCGGCCCATTTCCTGTTCTCCGATCTGGAGGATGACGGTGTGGTCTCCGCTTCCTCCATTCATCCCGCTCCGCTGGATACCACGCGCTACAGCCGCCTCAATTTCCGATGTAGGAGCTTCGATATTCGTTCCGCTCTTCTGGTCACCCAGAACGGCTAGGAACTCCCGGTTAGCTGGAATAACTGCTCCCTGCGCAAGACGCGGAAGATTCAACTGTGGGACGTTTGGAATATCAAAACCGAAACTCTCTCCTCCGAAAAGCGGAATCCAATCCGGAACATCAAAACTGATAGAATTTACTGCATTTATAACTGCATTGATTCCATTGACAAAAAAGTTTACAACACTTTCAAACAGGGAAATAATACCATTCACAAAACCTCCGAATGCTCCTGAAATTGCATCCAAAACGCCAGTAGCGATTTCTTTCAATCCCTGCCACGCAAGATCCCAGTCACCAACAAGAACCCCAGTCACAAAGTCCAGCAGTCCAGTTAGCGCGGTAACGATCCCGTCTATAAAGTCGATTATTCCACCTAAAAGAGGCTCTACAACAGCCGCAATAATATTGAACACCTCAACAAAAACGGGGCCAAAAGTATCAACCAGTAAATTAATGATGGGCAAGATTGCTTCGTTGTATATCCTCAAAATGTTGTTAATCAGAGTTCCGATCATATTTAGGATGTTGTCAAGCAGCGGCTTCAAATGCTCGTCCCAAATTGTCTTGACCGCCTCAAGAAATCTGTCCCATACCGGCTTTACGATGGTATCCCAAATATTCAAGAGTGTGTCCGCTGTGTTCCTTATGGCTTCTCGTATACCCTCAAATATTGGCGATCCCCATGTCTCCCATGCCTGAATAATGCTATCCCAACAATCAGCCCAGATCTGCTGTATCAGTTCCAGCGCAGGAGCAACGCCTTCAGACCATATTTTGTCAAATATGCGCTTTACTTCTTCAAACAGAACTTCCAGCGTCACTGTTATTTCCGTCATAAGCTCAGTTAGAAACGGCAGGATATCAGTAACCCATTTTTGCAGGGACGGGAAAATCACGATGTCCCAGATATCCCGGAAAACCATTCCAAAAGTATCTAAAAGCCCCGAAATTACAGTCCCACACAGATCAACAAATGCTTGTAGAAATTGAATAAATTCATTGTTGAACCATTCGGCAAGGGGATGCCCGAGGCTTGCGATATCATGCCACATGTCTTGGAAAAGCTGGATGATTTTCCCAACTGCGCCGGCAACCTTCTCCACCGCAGCTTGTACGTTGCCCCCGATTGCGCTCCAGATATTTTGAAATATCTGCTTGATCTCCTCCGCCATCTGCTTGACCGTCTCAAGTAGCTTTAGAATGCGGCTCTCTAAACCACTCATCTGCTCCTGTGATATCAGTGAGTCACTGGGTTCTTGATCTTCTTTTGACTTATCCTCTGTGATTTCGCTTATATTATCGCCGGATAGCTTGTTAATCTCATCGAAGATTGCAAGGCTTTTTTTCTCTTCTTTGTTTGTTTCTTCTACTGCATCAGTTAGATCATCCTGATTCTCTACGGCACTGGATATTGCACCGCCTACTCCATCCGCCTCTTGCTGTGTCTGGTTTATTTGATTCGATGCCCCACCAAAAAGCGAAGCTATAATGTTGTTTATAGCGTTTGCGGTGTCAATCAGGGAAGATACAATGCGGTTAAGTGCTTGTACAACAGGCAAAAGCACCTGAATTAGCGATTGTCCAATGATAGACATGAACTCTTCCCACTGCATGGAGAGAATGCGTGTCTGATTCGCCCAGCTGTCTTGCGTCCGAATAAAGTCGCCGGAAGCTAACGACAGCTGATCCAGAACGAAGTTATAGCGTAGAGTCACTAATTCCGCCTGAGACATAGCAGAAATACTTTTGGTGATGCCCTGAGACAGCGCAAACGCTTCTAGGTTGGCCTGGGTCATAACGATGCCCAGGTCTTTTAATGTTTCCGTTTCACCTGTAAAGACGGATTTCAGCTTAATGTCCGCCAGCTCCTGAGAGATGTTATAAAAAGACGCCACATCACCTGTAAGGCCGGTGAGTGTCAAGGACATCTCTGCCGCCTCTGCTTGCGACAAGCCCATATTGCTTGCCATTGCCATATATGTAGAGGCCGTCCGCTTGGCCGCAAGCTCGCTCATACCGAAGTTGGTGATGGCGTTTTGGGCAAACTCGTCAACAGCGCTGGACATATCGCCAAAGGCCACGTCGACAACATTCTGGACTTCCGCAACGTCGCTTCCAAGCTGAATAGCCTGTTTGGAAAAGTCGATAATTTTATCAACAGCAAAGGCCGTTACAGCCAACTTTGCCAGCTTTGTCAACGCACTTGTCGCCTGTTGTGTGTTTGCTCGAACATCAATGATAATAGAGCCATCTGCTGCCGCCATATTCTCACCTCCCTAGCAGTTTTTTCAGAAGTTCGTCCTCTTCTTCCGTGTAATGCCGCTTTAGATCAACTTTTGAGCGGTTCTGATTGTAAAATTCCTTTTCCCACTTTTCGAGCTTTTTGTGTTTCCGGAGCTTGTCACGGATGGAAACAACGGTGGAAAGCTGCCCTTCCCCAATGCCCATAAAGTAAGAAACAAAGGTCCACCAATGACAGAAAGAGTCCGATCTGACATCATGCCCGGCCACCTTGATAATATCGGCGGCGATCATTTGGTAGTCCTGCTCCCAGTCGATCAGTTTTGGCCGTTTTTTATCCTCCTGTTCTTCTCCGCAGGCGATAAACCAAAGCAGCTTTTCAATCGCTTCTTGATAATCGCTTTCCGGCATTTCTTCAAATTGGGGATAAAACAGGGCCAAGCACACATAGACCTTTACAAACTCGTTTTCGCCGCCATTAAGTCTGGAAATGATGTTCAGGATATCCCGGTAATCGGCGTTGATTGCATATTCTTTTCCACCAACTTCAAGATTGACCGGGAGTGTCCATCTCATTTATTTCTTGCCTCCTGCACGGCTTTCTGCGCCTCCATCTTTGCGTAGGTCTTAACGCCGTCTTCGACGATGGGGCGCATGGCATCCAGGAAATTTGTAATGACCAACTCCCCGTTACTGGCAACAGCCATTACATTTGCGCCGCTCAGGATACTGTCAAAGTCGTTTTCCTCGCCGAACACATGGGCGAGAGACTTTTTTACGCGGGCGTCATACTCGGCCAGCAGGTCAATGGCATTCTCTCCGGTCTCCGTGGCTTTTGAACGTTCGTTATAATCCTTTTGGATTTGCTCAATTTCCACACGCAGGTCCTTGAACCGCTTGTACAGATTTGGGTCAGACGGATTAAACCGTAAAACGCCGCTGTCATTGATCTGGTATGTTTTAATGCCGGTATCAAATGTGATCTTCTGCATAATTCCTCCAAAAAGAGGGCACAGCACTATTCCTTTGTACTGTGCCCTTCCTTGTCTTTAGACCGCTCCGTCTGCTTTAAAGGTTACAGTTCCCGCGCTATTGGTGATGGTCCCAAGCGTTCTGGTGCCGCCGTATGTAATGTCGCAGGAAATTTCCAGGTTTCCGCCGCCAGCGCCACCAATTCGCGTTACAGACACGGATGCGCCGCTGTACCGCTCCGCAAAATTGGACTCGCCAGATGTTGCGTAGTAGTGGCCGATCAGCATATCTTGATTTGCCAGGGCCTGTGCGTCCTGATCTTTGATTGCCAAATTCCACAGTTTTACCGCCGCTACGTCCCCTGCATCCAGAGGGATAGGGTCGAAGCTCTGTGTGATGACGGGCTTTGTGAGTGTGGTCCAGGTGTTCCCAAAAATGTCCTTGATAGACTCCTCGGACCAGTCCATTTCCTCGTCGGACTCCTCAACGCGCTTTCCAATGGCGGACCATACAGGTTCCTCCGGTGTTCCAGTATTCAGATATGCAATCAGCAATTCACGGGCAATCGTGCGCCCTTCTGTGGTGTTAAACTCCAAATCTGCCAAAGTGTTCACTCCTTTCAGACATTGACCTCATAGGCCAGTCTCATTAAAATTTGATAGTCCTCATAGCCGTCTTTATAAGCCGCGAACTTAGAGGATTGTGTGGTCGGCTCGACTTTCAAGGCGTTGATGCCATCTCCCAAATCGGGGTGTTGGGTCCTTGCCCAGTCCCCAAAATGGTTCAGCATTTCGTCTGCTTGGAGCCGCTTGTCGTTGCTGCTCCCCGGTTTAATCCGGTAGATGATCTTGAATTGGTATTCCGCCTGATACCCGCCGATAATGTATTGCTGGGTAATATACGTTCCTTGGATAGTAGACAGAGCCATGGCCGCATCATCTCCGGCGGCATCATCGATGTCCAAAAACTCGTACTTGATAACTGTCACAGGCTTGTCCGGAAAAGTATTGGCCCACACCAGCATAGAGCGAGAAATGCGGTCAACTTCCTCCGAAGATGCCAAAATTTTCTGCTTTTTATCCTCGAAGATATCGCTTCACCGCCTTTCCAAATACTCGTTCCCATTTGCCCTTGTTTTCCGCTTTGCTCGCCTCAAACCAATGTGATTGCGCCTGCGAGTGCATAGCTTTGTTGAAAACCAAGTCTTTATCAGTGAGAACTTTTGTTGCTCCGTAAGATGCGTAGCTGCTGCCTGTTGCCGGGTCTATCATCAATTTCCCGTAGTACAAATAGCGAGATTGTGGACCGGGATAAATGATTTTTGACTCTTCAACTTTTGTTCTCCGGTCAAGGTCGCCTGTTAAGGCCGGAACGTATGGAGATGTATCCTTTTGCGCTTGGACAGCCATCGCATAAACGGCCTTTTCGCTTGCAGCTTCTAAATTCCCCGTCACAGTTGGAACAATATTGGAGCTGACATCAAAGCTAAACATCAGTTCCCACCAACTTCCCAATGAGACATCTCGCCGCCGAAGTCCTTTAAATCCACAGTGTTGACGTTGTAGACATCATCATATGCGGCGTCGATCTTCTGAGCAGACCAATTAGGATGGACAGCCTCTCCTTTTACAAAGAAGGTGTTTTCTCCAGCGGAAAGCGTCCAAAGCCCGCTCTTGTCCTCTGCCCGCCAAAATTCAATAGGCCCTACATACTGCTTTGGCTCACCAGTCACCCCGTCTACGGCTTCAACGCTGGTTGGAATATAGAGATTGACTGCATCCGCCCCAACCAAACCACTTTCGTTAACGTTTTTAGCCTTGACAGCATCCAGCAGAACCCCTCGCAGAATGGTAATATGATTTGTAGTTGTTTCCTCAAAAGTGCTAGGGTCCTCTTCCGTCACCACGTTATAGACCGTCACAACATGGGGGAACATATCCACAGGCGCACCCCCTCCCTCGGTACAAGAGTCCAGTGTGGGCCAAATACTTCTGTGCTACAACGAAAAGAGTCCCCTGTGCTAGCTGTGCGGCTTCTGTGGCTTGCTTAGCGCTGTCTCCGGCGCTCCGGTATGTTTTTGACCAGCTGCCTACACTTTGACTTTGCAGTTCTGCGCCGCCCTGTGACGATGACAGCGCTTTCTGCGCCATTTTGTGAGCAGCATCCACAGTCTGGAACTGTTCGGCCAAGGCGCAGCATGCCATTTTCAAGGCCTCCATGTCCGGATTTTTAGCCGCCCGGCCCTGCGTGTAGTAGTCCAAAAAACTGCTTGCGCGCAGGGCGAGGCGGGGGAAGTCAGTCTCCTGAATGGCGGTGCCCAGGTATGTATTTTTGTAATACTGATAATCTGCGTAAGCCATCAGGATGCCTCCTTACTTCTTTAAGCGGGCTTTCGCCTTGGCCTGCGGCTCAAACGTCGCTCCAGTAAAGCTAAATTTCACCACACTGGAATCATCAATAAGCACTTCAAAGGTATCGTCCTTGGTTACTCGGAATATGATGTCGGCATCAAACGGGATGTTTTGCTTTGTGGGGGAGCCGTTTTTCTTGAAGGTCATTTTTGACCCGGTTTTGGTCAGATGGAACGGGAAATAATACCCGCTCTGCTCGTCCGGGATGCTGCTGAACTCTGTATAATCAGAAACATAATGAAATGTGCCCGTTACAGCGCCGTTCGCATAAACCTTCAGGTCATCACCCACAAGCTCGGAAACCTGTTTCCCCAATAGGGTCTGACCGCTGGGGAATAGCGTTAAAGTGTCAGACCCTATTAACCCCCCGCCGGTGCGTAGACAGCAAAAGGGAAGGCCTTCGTGTTCCCGACATTGTAAGCGTTGATGGGATTGGGAATCTCCCAGCCCAGCCGCATGACGGCACGGAGGGCCACCATGTCGTTCTGCATCAGGTTATAGAGGATGTTTCCGGTGGCGGGGTCCTGCACAACGCCGCTATCGAAAATCTTGAAGGTCATATCCTGCCGGATGGCGTAGACCAGCTGGCTCCAGTCACCCACGATGGCAAGGGACTCTTCCGGATCGTAAGCGCCGTTGACGGGGAAGTACATGCTCATGCCGTCCAGCGCGTAGCGGGTATCGCCCTGCATATCGGTCTTGAAAATGGGCTGACCGTTCTTGTCTACAAGGCCACGCAGCTTGGCGCGCATCTGAATAGCCGCCATTACGCCGTTGGGGATATAGCCGCTCTCTTCTACCTTGGCAATCACGCCGCCCTCACCCATGATGTCCTTGAAGATGTCGGCGGTTGCGGTTACGACTGCGCTTGCAGTAGTAGCAGAAGGGACGAGGCCCTCACGCCAGGAGGTGGGCTTGTCCGTGCCGTACAGAATAGCGGCGTCAATGACCTTGCCGAATGCCTCCTGGAGGCGGGGCCGCACCTCACCCCAAATGTCGTAGTCGCTATCATCCAGCACTGCCTCGGGGATGGGGACGATGACGGCGATCTCCTCGGCGTAGATTTTCTTCTTGTCCCACGCCATATTCGTTGTCTTTTTCAGAGACGCCTTGGAGTCGGACGCGCCGGTAGCTGCCTCGCCGTTTACAAAGTAGGCGGTGGGCAGGGCATCCAGCACATTGAGCGTCTGCGTCTTGCTGGTCATGTTGGGCAGTCGACGGGCCATCCGCAACACGGCGGACTCCGTTACGGCCCCCTGAATAATCTCACGAGTCACAGGCTCAGGAATAAGCCCGGAAAGTTTGCTTCTGTCGATAATATCGGCCATTGATAGGCTCCTTTCTTACTTGAGTGCGCCCCGAATCAGGGCGTTCATTACATCGTTTTCTCCTGTTTTTGGCTTCCCGCCGCCCACAGGAGCAGTCCAGTCAAATGTGGTCTTTTTCCGGTCAGCGGTCAGATCGTCCACAGCCTGCTCGAAGGTTTTCTTGTCGTCCACCATTTTCCCGGCCTTGAAAGCGATAAACTCGGCCTCCTCGCCAGTCAGGCCCTTTTGGGCCAGGTACAGCTCTCGCTTCAGCTGGTCCCGCTCCGCTTCTGCGGCGTTCAGCTTCCCGGCCAGCGTATCCCGCTCTCCGGTCAGCTTGTCCCAGCGTTCCTTTTCTCCCGCTTGTCCAGCCTGCCAGGTACGGTAGGCGGTAAGCTCTTCCTCGCTGGGCATTCCCTTCATGGCTTTTGCAAGCCGTTTGCCGATCATGGCATCCACTTCCGCCTGAGTGAAGGTTTTCTCAGGCGTGGGCTCCGGCGCAGGGGCCGGGGTAGGGGTATTGATAGGTTCGCTCATGGTATTACCTCCGTTTATTGTCAGGGCCGTCGCCCTGCGGTTTTACGCCTCTCGGCAATTAGTAAGCTACTTTCATACGTTCTCGTTGCATCGGCAACCTAGCCGCCTCGCTGAACGACTTATATTCTGCGTTTAGCCGCCGGATACGGGCCGTTACAGCTTGGTAATCATCTTCCAGCTCTGCGGCCTTATATGCGGTTTGTTCCCGCTTCAGCTTGCGGACGGTGCGTTCTATTTGACGTTGTTTTTGAGTGGCTGTATATCCATCGTACTGCCTGCCTTCAAAAGATATCTCCCGATTTTTCCCTTTCATCGCGTTCAGATCAGAGTTTGAATAGGTCGGCTCCATGACACCCTCAACAAACGGATAAAAGTGGTGGCGGCAGTTCCATCCGCCTAGACCAGGTCCGGTACCATAACCCGTAGAAGCGATAAAATCAGGATATCTCCCGCTGGATTGCTTCGGTTTTGCGCTCCATCGGTAAATCTTCCCTTGCCAGCTCTCGTGGTTTTCCGGCCCGGTTCCGGTGTTCCGCGCCCCGATATGAGCAGAGACCTCAACCAGATCAGTTTCCAAATAATCCATGCCTTGCTCCGAATACTGTTCGCAAAGCTGATTGATACCAGTCATAATAGCGCGGCGGACTGCAACGTCAATCTGGTCCATGTGACCGCTTTCATATTCCGCTGTCTTGATGCCGCTGTCTGCAAGCTGCTTCACGGCACCTCTAATTGCCTGATTGTAGCTGATTGCACCGCTCTGTATCTGCAACACGGCATTATCAAGTGCCCATTGGTAAGCACTTGCAGGCCGGAGCAATGTCCTTCCATTGTCCAGCAGGAAAGCCATTGATTGCGTAATATTTCGGAATGTTTGGCGAGTCTGCTCATAAATGGCATAGGTATCTTCGATGCTCAACAGTGTTTTGGGCGCTGTTACATCCGAACGATCAATCAGATATGTGTAATACTTCTGATTCCGCTCTACAACATCGTCAAATAGCTTATTCAGCTCTTTCTCGCCGATATTGGTTGTCCTTTTGATTGCTTGCTCGATCTCCTGTTGGCTGATACCGTGGGAGCGCAACGCCTGAATATCTAGGACAGTGACTTCGTTTAGCTCTCCAGACGCTTTGAGGCGAGAGCAGATTTCCTCTAGTAGCGTGTTTTCAAGATTGCGGTATAGCTCGGCCAGCTCTTCCGGGAGGGCATCGAGAAGTTCCGGGGTAAATGGATACCTCATTCAATTTCTTCTTCCTCCTCGTCCGTCATATCCTCCATTTTCGGCAGCATCTTCTTTGCTGTGGCTTCGTCCTCGTTATACCACTTCATGCGGTACTCCCAATCGTTCATAATACCCGCCGCTAAATCCTGCCTGTCATTATTTCGTTCTGTTGTCTTGTCCTCGATGATGCTATCATCGAAATCAATAGTGACCTCCGCATCCTCATTCAACCCGGCACCCATGGCCGTGTTGCCCAAGCGAAGAATAATCCGGCACAGTTCTTTGATGGCGCTCTCCAGAATGATTTCATGCTTCTTGATGGTGCGGAACATGGTGGAGTTTTCACTGATGACCTGGGTGGCGGTAGTGATGTTCCCACCGTCAAAGCGGTAATAAGTCTCCCCGAAACCACACTTGCTGGACAGCAGATTAAGCTGTGTCTGCACCCCCTGGGTGTGTTCCGCTGTCCGAAGGTTCATGTCGATGGGCTGAATGATGGCCCCGCCCTCGATGTCTTCCGGAAGCACATAATAGGCCAGATCATCAGGGTCAAAAACCGGCTCCCCGTCCAAATACTGTTGTGCGGAAGGCTTGACCATCACCCGCTTTTTCCCCAGCACGAACTCATTGACGTAGCTGTCAAAAGCAATATCTACGCCCTTCATGCTGTCGATGGCGTTAGCGTAGACCGAAATCCCAAGTGGAATGGAGTAATCGAAGTTGTTGGCGATATTAGGCCGGTCAATGACGAATTGCCTCCGGTCGCTGCCGGTGTGGACAACAGGGGGCACCCTCTCAAAGCCCTGCACGGAGGTCAGCTTTACCTCAGTATCTACGTTCTGGTTCCGATATGTATACAGCCGGTTCTCAATGTTGTACAGGCCGTCGACCTTCCGGTGGATTTGCAGATAGCAGTAATCTTCCCCGTTTACGTTGACGATGCTGTCAAAGGCACATTCAGTAATAACGCCATTCTGCCAGGACAGGGGCCAGATATGCTCCACCGTTACGTAGTCGATGACGATATCTGTGGCGCTGCCAGGAACCGGGCCCGCTTCCGTGACCCCCATGCCCACCACGCGGGGGATAAAAGCCACCGTTCCAAGAGCGAAGGCCATTTCCTGCATCTCGTTGGAGCGCACGCGAAAGTTGTTCTCCTTCAGGACCCGGTCAATAAACTCCTGCTCCTTTGTGCCATCCAGAGTGATTTCAACCCTCTCATTCATGAGAAGATTTGCCCAGTCCTCCGGGATTTTCTTTCCCATGTTGAGGGTGTACCGCTTGCAGCGCACCATCCCGGCCCCGTTTCGTACCCGGTAACGGTGGAACCCCTTCACGTCGCCCTCATACCAAGACTTCCACTCCTGCACTTTTGTGTAAAACTCCTCCGGCACGGTGGAGTAACCAAGCTCTTTCAGTTTTTCAGAAATGTTCAACTCATCACCTCATCACCGGAAAATGTCTCACTAAAATGGTATTGCAAAAATATCTGATGTCATCCATAGCGTGGTCATCCTCTTTGATGACTTTATCCACCGTGGAATCTTCGTCCCAACGATATAAGCCAAACTCCCTGATTGTGTCCCTGCATCTGCGGTGGACTTTCAGCCGTCCGCTTTTGAGATACACCGCGGTTCTCCGGATACCGTCCAGCACGTCATTGTTCGCCTTAACCACACGGAATGCCCCATGCCGGAACACTGTCGTAATAAAAGACGCTGCAGACGGGTCGATCACGACATACTCCACGTTGTACCCCTCCGCCAGCACCAGGAGCTCTTGATAATACTCCTCATCCGTCTTCTGGAATTTTGTTCCTTTCCCGCTGTGGTAATACTCCCTGATGCGGGTCGCCCCGCTTTTTGTAACGCACCACAGCCCCGCAGAAAATGGGTTTAGCGTCCCATAGTCCACAGATATGTAATAGCGGCCAGCAGACGGCTCCTCATCTGTGATACATTGCTCGCCAAAATGCGGATAAACCAGCCCTTCCGCCACCACCCACAGACCGCGGATATAGCGGTCGTAGAACACGCCGGTGAACATGGATTGATACCGCTCCAAGGTCTTTTGGCTCAGACCGGGGTTGTCCGTCATCTCAAAGTGGAGATACAGGGCGTTGCGCTCCTTGTGGCGCTTGATCCACTCCAGATAAAACCAGTGCTGTGGGCTGTCCGGGTTGCAGGAGAACCACAGCTTTGCCCCATCCACCGAGCAGCGTGTTAATGCCTGCTCCACGAAAGACCGGGGCATGAGTGCCACCTCGTCCAGCAGCACTCCGGCCAACGTCCGGCCCTGGATCAGTGCGAAGCTACTCTCGTCCTTGCCGCCGAACACCTCAAAGTAGTTGGTCACAGCGCCCCGACGGACCTCCAGCACCTTGTCCGCCCGCCGCCAGCGCATGGTATAGCGCTCCTTGGCCAGGCTCATGGAGAGAAACGGCACGATTATATTTTTACTGGCGCTGTCCACCGTCTTACCGCAAATGCCAAACCGCTGGCCAGAGAACTCCCGCATGGCCCAGTCCACAAAGGCCCACATCATGAGGGAGGTCTTGCCGGACCGGACAGCGCCGTCACAGATGATGGCGTCGTACTTGGAGTAGGGGAAAGCCAGGATTTTCTTTTGCTGCGGGCTAATCATAGCGCCAACCTCAACTGCGCAGTATGTTCTGCAAATCGCTTTTCCTGAGCGTCAAAATAGTCCTTGTCGATTTCCAGCCCAACAAAGTCAAGTCCCGCGTCATAGGCGGCTATGCGGCTGCTTCCGCTTCCAAGGTGAGTATCCAGTATTTTGTCCCCGGGTTTAGCGTAGCGGTTGAATATCCAGGCATAGAGGGCAACCGGCTTTTGCGTGGGGTGGATGCGACCTGCTTGCGCAGATGATAAAGTCACCCTCTTTGCTGGAGATGTAAAGCTCGTCCAAGCGAGCTCGAAACTCGCAAATGATACATCCTCGGAAAATCCTTTATCCCAACAAATCCAGCAAGGTGTATCCGCTTTGGGTATCAATGATATAAAATAGTTTGCGCCAAAAATGATTTGATTTTGGCTCACTCTAAACAGTTCTGCAAAGTATTTCCCCGTTGGTGGTGCATCATCCCATTCCACTTTTTTGTAGTCGCTATGTTTGTCTCCTTTTCTTCGCCCCATATTATTGCTAATGCTTATCCCATACGGCGGGTCTACCACAGCCAAATCAAACGCCTTGGCGGGAAGTGACTTCATGTATTCCATGCAGTCCATGTTATAGGATTCATTCATCGCTCTCCAACTCCTTCCCCAATTCTCTCAGGCTCCTGCTCAAATCGTCCTCTTTCGCAGTGTCCGCAGGGCCGCCGCTTATCGCTGTCCACTTGTCAATCAGCGTCCCCATTGCCGTGGTAATCTGGGCTGGGGTTGCTCCCTTTAGCTTCTCCGTGTCGTTCAAAGCATCCAGCCCTCTCCCCAATATTTCACACACGATATTCCGCTTGCTTTCCATGTAAGCCAGGATGTCGGTGGTATTTTGCTCTTTTTTCTGTTTGAGATTTTCGGTGATTCCTTGAGATTCCTCAACAACACGGCGCACTGTTTGCCCGCAAACGCCGTTTTTCTTCGCTGTGGCGTTATAGCTTTCGGTTTCCAGATAATCGGCCACTATTTTCTTTTTTTGCCTATCCGTCAGCCGTGCAGCCATGTCACCACCTCAATCAAAAATTCCCCTTATCAGGTTTTTCGAGATTTATCATTTTATGTATTGACAATATCATATTTTATGATATAATCAAATCATAAAGCAAAGAGATAATATAGGAGGAAAAACCATGAAACACTATGAATACTGTGTTTGCAAAGACGGCTGGATGATGGGCGCTTATATGGACAACAAGAAGCGCGCCGAGGAATGTGCTGCTCGTTATGCCTCCAAGTATCCGGGGAGCAAGATTGAGATCAAACTCAACGTCTATGACGAGATGGAGTACCGTTATTTTAAGGAGGTTGGCTGCTAATGACTAACAGGGAAGCGTATGTATTTGGATGGGTCTTCGGTAGGATTAACGCAGAGGTTTTCCCGGATGATATTGGTCCTGATCCTTGGGAAGCGTGCATGAGGCCATATACCTGTAGCGCACAGGTGATTTCCGCCGCCCATGAAAAGGGGCTTCTGCCCGGAGACTTGGACCAGCAGATCGGGGAGGCGCTGTCCGAAATCAATAGCATTGAGCCAGAGATGGATGGCAGCTCCGAAAAGGTCCAGCCATTGGAAATACAAGGTTCCTGGCAGCTCGGCTATTACGCCGGTAAAGGAAAACGTCTACTAGCTGATGCCGGATTTGACATCGCCTTTGCCCGTAAAGCCAAAAAACTGACGCAGGCGCAGCTTGCGGACGCCATGGGCGTAGATCAGGCGGTGATCTCCCGCTGGGAGAGCGGCAAGGTCAGCCCCAACGCCGAGAACTTGGCAAAGCTAAAAGAACTGCTTGGGTGATCGCATGGCCGTTGTTGTGAAGCCCCGTACCTGCCGTCAATGC